AGATTTCTATAAAATTCTTGACTCTCTGGAGTTAACCCTAGATTAACATATTGTGAAAAATCCATTTAATTATACTCCTTAATCATCTGTTCTAAATAAATCCATAAATTTAAACATCTGAGGTGAATTGCCTTGTTGAGGTGTAAGACCAAATAAGTTATTGCTTGTATCAACTGTTGGTTGTCCTAGAATATTTCTAATTGATGGAACTTTTTGAGTAGCTGTGCTGAAGCCTTCTGGGTTAAACATACCATTAGCAACAATATTACCAGCAGCACCAGCTCTAGCTGTATCAGCGTTTTGTTGCTGAATACCAATTTTTTGTTGACCTTGTTTTAGCTGTTCTTGAACTACTGGACTGTTTGCTTCTACATCGGATTTAATTTGTGGCATAATTAAGTCTTTAACTGTAGTTATATTAGTTCCATAAACACCAGCATCTGTTCCATATCTTCCTAAGTTAAACTGATTTTGAGCATTAACCGCATTTGTTTCTGTTATTGGAAGTTGGTTAAAATATGTATTCAATCCAGTTCTTTGCGTATTTAACATCGTTCCATAATCAGATTGAATTTGTTTTTGATAATCAGCTTCCTTTTCCATTCTTTTTTGTTGAGTCTTTTGTAATGCGTCAATAACATCACCATTTCCAGCTCGAGCTTGTTCCATTAAAGTTTGAGCTAAAGCTTGGTTACCTTGAGCTAATGTTAAAGCCGCTTTTTGGAACTGGTTCATATTCGCTAGTTGAGCAAGATATTCTTGATTTGTTAAATCATAAGCATTGTCTATTGGTGTTTGATAGTTTTGCAAAGAATTCATCATTTGGTAATATTTTTCTTTGCTTATATCTCCTAATGTTCCAGCTCCTTGTTTTGCTTTCATAACATTCATTGCGTCTAGAGCTTGTTCTGGAGTTAAACGAACCAAATCCCAACGAGGGTCGTTAGCAAGAGCTTGGTTATATTCGTCTCTTAAACCCTTCATTGTATCATAAGCGTTTTGCCCGCCTAATTGAATTTCAGCTTTTGACATAGCTGGAAGGTTTGCTTGAAGTTGTTGATTAGCTTGAAGTATTCTTTCTGTATCAAGTTGGTTTAGCATATCATTATATTGACTTGCAGTTACCAATTGAGGAGTTCCATCTTCATTAGTACCTACTTGAACCATAGACCTTATATCAGCTGGAGCTTGTACTGGTGCTGCAATATTTCTCAGAGTCATCTCTTCTCTAGGAGTTATTTTTGCGTTTGTTAACCCTGTTGGGTCTGTTACTGTATTAGTAAATAAATCTATATAATTAGGTCTATCTGGATTAGGAATATTTAACCTTGAAGCTACTCCAGTTATGGTTCCAGTTTTTGAAACTCCTCCTGTTAAAACCCCTCTATCGCTTGTACCTTTTCCAGCCATAGCCATAATAGAATTAACATAGTCTTGGGTTTCCTTAAAAGGAGGAATACCACCATATTTTGCTACATTTCCAGAGCCTGCATTATATGAAGCGAGAGCTAGACGATAATCGCCGTTATACATCTTTAACTTACCCTTCATGTATTTTGCTGCCATACGAATATCTAACAACGGGTCTTTCCCTGCAATAAACCCCATACCTTTAGCTGTAGCTGGCATAAATTGTCCTATACCAGTTGCTCCAGACTTAGGATTTTTTGCTTTTGGATTAAAACCACTTTCCCTATTTAGCTGCGCGATAAAGATAGCAGGGTCAAGACCTTCTTTAATAGCGATTTGACGAGCATAATCAATATAATCTCTTTTACTTAAAGTCATTCTATTAACCTCCTACCTTTGCTGACCAAGGGTCGTTACCAGAAAATAAAGAGCCACCTGTGTTTACCTTATTGGCTTGTATTCCTTTTCCTCCAGTCCATTTAGGGAAATATTGTTTATTTCCACTCTTCCAATCATTGATAAGAGTACTAATACCTTCTGCCCCTTTTTGGAAAGCTCCACCTAATATATTAGATGAACCACCTTCTCCACGAGCATCATTCCCTAATCCTGCCATCTGGTCAGCTAATTCGCCAGCATTATTGCCCGTAAAATAACCAGCCGTTGATAAACCAGCACCGATGGCTTTAGAAATAGGGTCACCGAGACCCATCAAGCCTTGACCTACTGAACTCATAACACCACTATACCAGTTCTTATTGGCTTTATCAACCATATCATTATACTGGTCAACATCAGAATAAGCTTTACCTAAACCGTAAGCATTATAATATGAACTATTTGCTCCAAGCATATTTTGATAATCTTGATTAGCCATATTGTAAGCATTAGTAACATTACTGCCTTGTAATCTACTTAACATATCATTCCAATACCTTTGGTTATCGTCATACGCTCTTTGCCCAGATGAACTATAACCTCCAGATGTAGCAGAATAATTGTTTCCTGTTACATCACCCATAGCACGTTGATAATTACGTAAGAAGTCACTATTTTGTGCACTGTCTGTTCCAAAATATTTATTCATATACGTATCTTGTCTAGCGGTTGGGTCACTAAGGTAGTCATCCATCCTTGTTAGGTTTTTTTGATACAGAGGAATAGCTGTATCAGAGATAGCTTTACCTCCTATATTATAGTCGGTTTGCTTCTTTTTTGAACGTTTAAATGCCATATTAAATTTTCCTTTCTGTTTTTATTATAGCATAATTTCATTCTATTTTGTACTCCACTTTAGTAGAGCTTGTACTCACCTCTTAAATCTAAGATGATGTCATCTATCCATTCTTGAGGTAAGGTTTTTTCTGCCCATTTAAGTCCGTGCTTATCACAATAATCCGCATAAGATGTTTTACTTCCTTTTTTAATTTTCTTTTGGGCGTTTTGGAAAAACATCCTAAACTCGACCTCTGGATATTGCTCTTTAACTCGTAACATTTTCATTCTATCATCAACTTTCCATAATCCCTTTGTTTCAATTACAATATGAGGTGATACAGGAAAGTCTGGAGTGTATTTATGTTTTGTTTCTGGTACGATATATTCAAAAGTTTTACTTTCATAATTATCGTCTATCCCCAGTTCTTGAAGGTTTTCTTGCATCTTCTTTTCAAGACCACTTCTCCATCCGTGTTTTTTTCCAGCTACATCAGCGGTTATTTTCTTTCTATGAAATCTCATTACATCCCTCCCATATAATTTCTCCAGTAAGGTCGAAGAACCTTATAGGCGTTAGTTATATCGTCTGGGTTAATCATAAGACTCTCTAATTCTGTCGGAGAAAATCTTATATTAGGATTTCTTAACTGCTCAAAAGCTCTTGATATTGCCTCATTTTCAGCTAGAGGAGTTAATTTATTGGATTGACTTTGTTTTAAGTCATATAATAATCTTGATGTTTCTGGCGTTGCATATCCTGCATTTTCTAAAGCTTCTAATCTTTTTAACGCATAATGTGCTCCTTCGTGCATCCCAGTATCATAAGCTGAACGCCCTTGGTTTTGTATATTTGAATTAGGAGAAATATTTATATTACTTCTAATTGTATTATATGACCCAAGTTTGTTTTGCCCAAGTTCTGTATTTCTTCTTATTGCACGAGCTAGGTTTTGTCTTGCTTCAGATAAAGGTACTCCCCCTTGAGAAAGAAGATAAGTTTCAAATCCAAGTCCTCTTTTTGCAGGAGCAACGGTTAAGGCATCTCCTCCTAAACTACTTTTTATAGGTAAATTAGTAGTTGGTTTTGCTGGCATAGTTTTATTACCTAAACCACCTAAAGCTAATCCAGATAACATTCCTCCAGTCAAAGAACCTAGCTCTTTAGAAGGATTATAATTTCCTTCAAGAAGTTCTTGAGCTTTTTGGTTTTGATAATCGAAAACTTGATTTAGAGGTAAAAGCATTTTAGGGTTTTCTTTATAATATTTATAGCTCTCTTGAACTGTTTTAACTGGATGAGCTATTACGTTAAAAAAGTCTTGAGGTACTTGAGCTGTACTCTTAAGAAATCCTTGAGCTCCTGTATCTGGAAGAGCATTTATATTATTTTGAGAAGTATCAGCTATGTCTTGAAAAGTTTGAACTCCACCTTTAAGAGTCGGGATTAAACCTCCATTTTTATCTAGTTGAATTCTATCTAGTTCCATTATTTAACTAAGCTCCATATTTGCATATCGTACACTTTTTCTTCACCTTTTGAATTTGTATAAGGAGCTATAGAAGGAATGTACCCAGTCTTTTTAAATCCAAGTCTGCGACACATTCCAATAGCACCAACTGCAATAGCAGGAATTTCAGCATACAAAATATCAAAAATAGAACAGTGAATTATTTGCTTATATATATCTTTAATTCTATGACCCCATATAGAGCGGTCATTAACAATATGAACTTGAGCAGAGTTTTTAATTCCCATTCTTATATTGTCAAAAATTATAATACCATAAAGAAACTTTTCATCATCGTCAAGAATAGCTGTTATACTTGAGTCATCCGCTTCGATATAATCTTTAAGGAATAATAACAAACCTTCTGTGTTTAAACCTTTTAAGGGATTTTGGTCATCAAAAACAAGATGACAAGAGTCATAACAACTTTTAATATCTTGAGCAAATTTGAACAAGTCTTGTTCTTTCATCTGTCTATATTTCATAAGCTTAACTTCTTTGACTAAAATCTATCGTGTAACGATTTTGGATTTTAATATTCATTATTAACCTCCTTGGCTAAAATCGTTTATAAGTATTGCAGCTAAACAAAAAGCTTCCGCTTTAGGAAATTCAAAAGATAAATTTACTCCATATCGACCAGACATCGGAGCGTACACCCTCGTACAATTTGAAGTCTTATCAGCCCATTTTCTTTGGGTTGAAAAAGAGTCAAAAGACAAGTTAGCCATTTTATCAGAATACAACATAGGAGGAATGTTTTTGCCATTCCTTGATGTTGTAGAACTTGGATGGATATATTGTAAAGATGTTTGAGTGTTAGTTGTAGTTAAAGCATACTCAATTCCATTTAATTCAGATATTTCCATAACTGAAGCACATATCATTCTATTATCTCTTAATCCAATTGGTTCAAAAGTTGCAATAGAAGTTAAGTTTTCGATAAGTGTGCCCTTCTTAAAATCTTCAAATAGTTTGCCACTTTCGCTAACACCGATTACACCTTGATTAAATCCTTGATAGTCTTCAACGGTTAAATCCATTTCTCTGGGGAAAATAGCTTTAGATGCTGGTACGTAAACTATACCATTCTTAAGTTGTTCTCCATAGTAAAGAATTAAAACCTGTGCTTCAGAGTTATACACAAGTTGTCTTTTTTGTTCTGGAATACCAAAACTTTGAGCATTTAATTCTTCAGCTGTAACAAGGGTTTTTCCTGCTACAAGCGAACCAAATACGTTTACCGCTGCGGCAACAAGTAATGAAGCTGAGTTACTATCATAAGCTATAATCTTCTTATCAATAATAACGTGGTCTTTAGCATACTCTTGACCTATCTGAGCAATCTTTTTAATCGTTATACCAATTGTACTTTGGTTTACAGATGAAGTGCTATCTGTGCCAAACGCCAAGAAATATAGACCATTTTGTTTTGTGATAAGAACACCATTATAATAATCCTCTAAAGCCAAGCATTCGGAGTTATCATCACTAAACCCTCCAAAATATCCAGCTCCAAGACTTTCTTTAAAATTATCAACTACCCCAACACCAGAGTAATATATTACACCACCTACGTCTGAAATACATAATCTGTTAGCACAAAAGCCCATTACTTTAGGAGTAATAATTTTTTCTGGATTACTTTCGGTAGGTTGTTCTGGAGTGTATTTAAAAGTTAAAGTGTTTAATGTTTTTTCAAGTAAAGATACCTTACCTGTTAAAGTTGAATGTTGTGTTCCTTGCTGTGTAACGAGTCTAAGTATGCAGCCTTGACGTAATGTATAAGATATAGGCTGAGAATTTGCCTTAACATCTATAACTGAGTTAACAGTTTCTTCTGAATATTTTTTAATATAATAATCCTTGAAAATTTCAAAATCTAATTCACTATCTAAAATATCACAGAATTCTCCATTCTTAAACAACTCAACTGTTACTTTTTTGTTTTTATCGTTTAGATAAATTTTGCAAAGATATTTAGCTCCTTCTTCAAGATACTTTCTGTCGAAACGTAAAATATCATCTGGTTTATCTGGCTCTGTATAATTAGAAGGTCTGCATCTATATTCAATATAAGAAGCTTCAACTGTAGCTCCTAAATTGTAGCCAATATAGCCTTCACTGTAGAATTCTTGGCTTGTATTGAGCCAAACGACACTTGATTTATTAAGTTTTTCAATTTTAAATTCAACTTCAAAGACAACTGGAACTTTTTGAGTTATGTAATCATTTATTTTACTAAAAGTTACAGGAATGTTTTCTTTTGTATCCAAATTATTTATTGATACAACCTTACTCGGTATAATTTTGGCATCAGACTTAATAGCAACTTCTTTCCCATTCCAATAATAGCTTTTAGATGAGTCTGGAATTGTTATTTCATAGTAGCTGCTATATGTTGATATATCTAAATTTTCATCCAATACTACTTCAGCTGACTCTGGATAATATGCCCCAAATTCATAATTAACTCCAGCTGTAGTCAAGATAAGGTTTGTCCCTGTTCTTGCTGTTATAATTGGAGTTGTTATTGATGGGATTTGAGACTTATATTTTCTTAAGCCTTGAGAAGCTGTATATAAATAAACGTTACCTTTATTTGTTTCAATATCTTGAGTTACAATAAAGATAGATGAGCTACTTTGGTCATCATCCGATATTAACAAAACTTTTTCATTGTTAGGTATAAGTGCTTTAATGTCATAACCATATTGAGGTACTAATGCTCCTTTTTCTGACCAAACATTCCTACCTCCAGTAAGAGCTAGGCTAGTAAGTTGGTCTCCATATCCTCTCGGAGTATCGAGTAGATATAAACCTTTACTAAAGTCAGTAAATAGAGCTTGGCTTGCATCTATTCTTCTTCTTGCCATTAGTCTAGTAATCCTCCTCTGTAGTTATAATGTCCAGCTTGTCTGTTATACCCTCTCATAAGTTCTGTTGAACCAATGTCGTGTTCTAGGAAGGTTTTCATTCTTGCATCAAGTAATTGTGAGTAATAACCAGCGTTAGCATTTTGAAGTCTTGTAAATACTAACACACAAGTTTTTAGTAAAACAAGGTCGCAAAATCTATTATTTGCTAGGATGCTATCATCGACACTTTCAATTCTATCCCTATATTCATCATTATTAGTTGAAACAAGGTCGGTAGTTGAAAGAGTTAATTTAATAGTATATTCTTGGTCTGGCATTGGCAAGAGTTTAAGATAGCCTTTTCTGATAACGTACTCTGAAGGAATACCAGTATTGCTCATTTTAATTGGCTCATCCGTCTCTTTATCTTTTTCTAAAACCTCATGCTCAATTTCATCATAAGTATTTAGCAATTGATTATACTTAAGTGTTTTGTTTGAACCAGATTGAATAAGTTGTACATTTTTGATAATACCATCGATACCATACTCATCCTTAAACTTAGATGTAGTAATTGTGTCTGTACGTTCTAGAACATTGTTACAAATATAACAATCATCAATAACGCTCAATAAGGCTTCGCTTAGTTGTTCTAAGAGAAACCTGTTAATATCTGGGGTGTCTGTTTCGTTAGTGTAAAGTGGAAAACCTGTAGCTACAGCTAATCTGTTATACAAGTCTTTTACTAATACTGCCATATTTTGTTTTCTCCTTTAAAGTTAGTAAAGAAAAGAGGGGAAGGGTTATTTGCCCAACCCCCTTTACAAATATTATATCACGAAACAATGTGAATTTTAAGCAGGTAATTTAATAAATGCAACAACACCTGCTTTAGGTTCAACCAATTTTTCACCGTAGATTTCTAAGCCGTGGTATTCATCAGCATATCTATCGTGAGATACGAATGTATCTGGTGGAAGAACTTTTGAAGCTCTAGTTACGAGGTTTTTAGTACCGATAACTACAGCCATAACACCTTCACTTGCACCAGTAATAGCTACTTTGTGTTCTAGGTCAGCGTTGTTAGGGTCAAGGCAAGCTTCGATTTCTAAATCCATACCTAAAACTCTATCAATTGATTTTCCTTCAACTCTCTTATCAGCTAAATCAGTTCCTCTAGCTCTAGTGAAGTATTCAGAAGTTAACAATAGGTTATAAGCATTATCTGGAACGAATACAGTAGCTCTATCGTTTACACCTTGTTGAGGGTTTGAACCGTAAGTGATGTGACCATCTGAAGCAATTGCACCAGCAACTCTTAATTTAGTTTTAGCTGGGATGATTACTTTAGTGAACAATTCATCAGCTGTAGCCAATTCGATTGGAGTTTCTGGAGTACCAATTCTTTGAACAGTTGTATCATTAACAATCATATTAGCTGTTAATAAGTTATGACCAGTTCTTAAGTTGTGTGCTTCAAGAGCTAAGTTACCAGATGCTTCATTCCATCTTTCTTCAGCTTTGGTTAATCTAGAAACTGCGAAAGCATATTTAGCATACTTGTCAATAGTCAAGATGTTTTTAGTGAATGCAGCGTAAGTTCCTTTAATTCTAGCATCTTTTGCAGCACCATTAGTACCTACATCAGCTGTATTACCAGCTAAGATTTTGCCAGTATTGATTTCACCGAATTCAAATTTAACAGAGTTTACATCTGGTTTAGTGATTGAAACGCTGTCACCGATTTTAAAGAAATCACCAGCGAAATCTTCGTTAACTAATTTAGTCGTCATATCTCCCATTGGTTGAGTTAATACAGCAGCCATTTTAGCAGCGTATGCAACTTCCATCTGTTGTGCACCAGCATTACCGATAGCACCTACGTTAGCAATTTGTGAATTTTCATCAATAGCCATTTTGTTTTCCTTTCTATTTGTTTTAAACTTATAATATGTTCGACCAAACCACCAATAAACCGAGATTACTTCTCTTACTGCCATAGTTGGTTACATATTATCCTAGCTACTTGCTAGGCATTTACGTCGTCCGTTGGACTCCTGTCGTCCTTAATCGGACTATACGTCCTTTTCTTCTTCTTTCAATTCGTTAATTACACGTTTAATAATTAACTTGTCTGGAGCATTTACTCCATCCTTAATATCTCGTAAACTGTATGCGATTACCTTTTTCATAATTGCTCTTCCAGCTCCTCCTACAGGAACGCCATACATCATCATAGCATCTGCGGCTAGATTTGCAATTTTTGAAGCTTGTTCTTCATCTTCTTTTGTAATATTAAGTGTTTTAACTTCTTCTATTTCTTCTTTCATTGCTTTATGAAAAGCTCTAAAAAATCTTTTAATATTCATTCTTAACCTCTTTTAGATAAAGCTTTTGCAATTGAGTCTTCGTGTTCTTTATAGAATTTAGCTCTTTCCTTATAAGGTAATTTTGCTAATTCTTCAAGTACATTTAATTCATTTATCATTGTACCAGCACCAGATGAGCCTTTTCCACCTACGCCTTCTTCAAAGTCTTCTACCTTTGGTTTTTCAACTACTGGAGTAGGGGGTACTTCCTCTAGTTTTTCTTCTTCAACTTCTTTAATTGTCCCTTCAATTTTTGGGGAAGAGTCTTTTACTTTTGTAGTGTCCAAAGGAGTTTTTGTGTCCATAGTTGTTTTATTCCCTTCTGTCTTATCAGACTCAATCTCGGGTGCAACCATTCCTTCTGGAACAACAATCTTAGCTCTACCTGCTGCAAGTTGAACTTTCATTTGAAGGTCTTCTTTTAAATCTGTAACACCAATTTCATTTACGATACGTTTAAATGTCTTAACAGCTTCTTTAGCTTGTTCAAGATTTAAACCCATCTTTTCAAATTCACGTGATGCTGCACGATAGATTACTTCATTTTGATGTTTAGAAATTTCATTAACAGCTGCATTTTCTAGTTGAGCTTTAAGTTCTTGAGCTTGAGCTATGAATTGCATAGCTAATGTTGCTTTTGCTGGGTCTTCTTTTTTAAGTTCATCCATTGTCTTAGAAGAGTCAATACCATTCTGTGCAAAAGAGTCTTTAAGAGCTTGAGCAATCTTGTTAGAACAATCTTGGAATTCTCTCTCAACTTTCATTACTTCAATATTACAAGCTTCAAGAGCTTCTCTTTCTTCTTTTTCTGTTCTAAGCTCTTCAAGTTGAGCTATAAGGTCTTCTTGAACTGGGTCAAGTTGCTCAATTGCTCCTTCTGGAGTTGTCGTTCCTTCTGGAACACCTTTTTCTTCTTCTACTTTATCTTCAACTTCTGGTTTTTCTTCAGTCGGTTCTTCTGGTTGTTGCTCTTCTTCTGTTTTATTCTCTTCAGTTGAAGGAGTTGCAGGTTCTTCATCTGTTGGTTCGGTATCACCTTTAGTTTCATTTTTTACTTCTTCTTCTACTGGTTCAGTTACTTCAGTAGGAGTAGGATTTTCTTCTTGAACTACTGTTTCTTCTGGAATAACTTTCTCTTCTTCAGAAGGATTAAGGTTTTCATCTACAATTTTGTCTTCTTGGTTTTCCATTTACATTTCTCCTTGTTGTTCGTTTAACATATTCATATCTTGTATAGGTGTTTGTTGTTGCTCAACCCCTTCCGCAGGAAGAACCCCTTCTAAAAGTTTACCATCCTTCCCCAGCATTGGAGATTGAGTATTACCTTGACTATCAACTAATTCTAACAAATTATCTGCATCTGTTAAATCAGCTTTAGCCATCAAGTATCTAACTGCTAAGACAACTTGGTCTGGAGCTAAGTTAGAGAATATCATTTGTGCAATAGGTAATTGTAACATTTGCATTAAACGTTGTAATTCACCTTCTTTATCAGCACGACTTGCGTTAGTACTAATAGACACCTTAAGGGTTGGGTCTGAATAAATTTCGTTTAATGGCTGTTCTAATGATAGAGCAAGTTCTCTGTTAAATGTATAGAACCTATTAAATAATGGTAGCATAAATCTATATGAGAATACATCTGTCTCAACTCTCATTCTAGAGTTTGCTGCTTGGTGAAGAGCTGCCGTTTCACGGGCTGTTCTAACTGCTCCCCCACCATCACCAGTAATATAGTTATTGATACCTAATACGTTTTTATTTTCTTGTAGTACAAGATTTAATAAATCAAGCCCTTGTCCTGCCGTGAATGGAGGTGTCCAGAATTGAGGTGGTTGAGATGTTACTTGATATTCAATTTCTTTCCTGTCTCTAATCCCTTTTCTATCTTGAGGACTAATTGCTCCCTTAGAATACATTAACCAAGGCACGGAGGCATCTTCTAAGTTTTTGATAAACATATCAGTTGCACGGTTAATCAATCTGTTTACAGGTTTTACACAAGCTAGTGGACTAATACTTCTGTGAGTCATTCTATCAACTTTGTATGGAGCATAAATAATTCTGTTTGTTGTAACAGGATTATATTCCGCTTTGGCAATCATACCACTAACTATTGTAGCTTTAATATTTTTAAGAACCTTGTTATCACTTGTAATATAATTACCATAGAAGTTTAATACTTCAATTCTATCTTTATCAGTTCTTGATTGAGACTCATCCGTACAACTTCCAGAATAAATATAAGGATAACCTTGACCGTTTTTAGAGTTTTTAGAAATAATTGTATCTTTTTGCTCCTTAGTGAGAAGGGGGTATGCGTCAGATGTTAAAAGTTCTTCAGCTGAAATCCAACTTCTAACAATCTTGGTACATCCATCTGGGTCTTTATCGTAATCGTACGCATCAACAAAGAAGTCAAGTGGGTCAATACGTTCTATATCAATATCTTTGTATTGAACGTCACCTACTAATTTGAACGAAGCTACATCTTGCCCAGTTTCTTTATCGTATAAAGTTTGTTTTTGTCTAAACTGCTCATTTGTGGTTTTTAATTTAATGAATGCAACTGCTTCACCTTTTAAAATCCAGTCGTCTAATGTATCACCAGATAACTTTTCTAATAATGACATAGACTTAAATTGTTTAGTCATAACCTTCTTTAATTCTGGAGCAAGTAAAACACTATGTGCATCTTCTCCATCTACTTCTAATAATGCTGAATATCCAGATAAACTTGCTTCAATATTCGCTGCCTTATAAACTTTAAACATTTCAGCAGAGTGAGGAAATCTTTCAACATCAGACTCGGTTGTACCAGAGTAAACTGTTCTATACAATCTAACATAATTTCCTTGCATAATTGAAAGAACAGAACCAAGGTCAACTTTCTTTTTGGTTACAAATTGGCGTATCTCATCTTTATATTTTGAGACATCATACCAATCTTGTTTCACTGTAATTGTTTCGTCAGACATAATTTCTCCTTATGTTATATCTGTATTATAATATAAAAGTAAATAAATTTTAATCCCTATAATGTAATATCTTCATCTCCACCTAAACTTTGTTGTTTATTTAAGAAATACATTGGGTAACTTATCGCATCAATAGGGTGGATTAAATACCTCTTATTATCATCTTGTTGTATTTCATTATCGGTTGGAAGTTTAAGTCCGCCATTCGCTAAGTTATTTTTACATTCATCAAAATTATATAATAAACGTTTGCAACTTTCATCAACAAATAGACGTCTTTCTCCTACTGCGTTTTTAATAATACCTCTAAGAACTGCTAATCTATCTTTGATAAACGGGTTTGATTTCAATACCTTAATTACAAAATCATAACCTTTATCTCCGAAATATATAGACATAATTTGATAATCAGAACCATTTGTTTTCATATCAGCTCCGTGGGCATCACCCATTATAATTAGTTCTTTAGTACCATATTGCTCTCTTATAATAGGCTCAATTATCTTACACATATCCTGTGTGGTAACATTCTCAAATATCAATTCCTTAAGTATAAACCACTTGTTATCATATTGCTGAATAAGATACCAGCACATTGGATTATAGTTAAAGTCACAGGTAAGTATAAGCGGATGGGATGGGTTATATTGTAAATTTCGTACATTCTCAATTAAACTGAAGTCTGGGAAAGCTACTGTATTATCTCTATTTACATCAAGCCCCATAATCAATTCTTCAACTTCTTCCGCCGAATACATTTTCATAAGGTTTTCTACGTATGTTTTAGGTAGGTATGTATTTTCTGTTGTTGGAGCAGTTAATGCACGATATCCTTCAACTTTTGTTTTAGGATTTCTAAACATCCTGTAAATCCACCCTCTTGTACCTTGAGGGTTTGTGTGAAGAAACATTGCTCTATAAGGATTAACCCATTCACTCTTTGTCGCTTCACGGAGACGGGCTGAAAGCTCCTTAAAGGTTTTCTCATCAATCAATGAAGCTTCTTCTAACTCAATCCACGTAAACTCTGTTGAACGAAAGTTTTCCCAGTTTGATACGGTTTTAAATCTAATTGTTGAACCGTTAGCAAGGGTCAGTTTTGTTTTTCTATCAGACCACCAATAATGTTGTCCTTCTTTCATTCCCATATTCTCAAGATGCCATTCATACTTAGCTTTAGTTGTATTATCCAAAAGGTCTTGAGATGCAGCACCAACTAATCCTGTACTTCCTGCCCATTGAAATGCAAATAATAATCCCCTCAATGAACCACAAAAAGTCTTCCCTCCTCCAAAACCTCCTTGATAAAGAGAGAAATCCATATAAGAACCACGACCATTTTCTCTGTCACAAGCTTCTCTGGCTTCGTTATCTATTTCAAACATAAATTTATATTGAGTTGGAAATAATTCATAATGTGTTTTCTTAGACATTAGTAAACCTTCTTTTCAAACATTGTAGTAGGGTCAAACACATCTACATCCAATTGCGATGCGGCTTCTCTTACATCTATATTATCATCAAATAAACAGACCTTGTCATACATACAAGTTTGCATAAAGAATACAATCTTATTTAATTTATCTATTGCTGGTCTATCTGTAGCAAGAGAACAAACTGTTATATCTAAATCTTTTTTATTTAATATAGACTTTAATAATGTTCTCGTAGCTAAGCATTCTTTTCTAGCTGTAAGAAATATAATTGGCTTATGACAATTCATTAGCATATATTTAAGCTTTTGGTTGGCTTTAAAAATACTAAATACCGCCTGTAAATCCATTAGTAATTCTGCAATAACAGGACTTCTAAACATCTTCCACGTAACAGACATAAGGTCTGTCCACATACCGTGAACAAGTGTATCATCTATATCGCAAAATATAACGTCGTATTGATTAAGGTCTCTCATCGACAATAACCCCCATTCCTTTTCTATAACATCTTTCGAGCAAATCTATCTCTTTACAAATATTATAACATAAATGTTTTGTAAATTCAAGTAGTAATTCTGGATTTTTTATAGACTCGATTGTTTCATCACCTAAAAACAATTGACTAACCGCCTCAATATCTTTTAATTTAGATAATTTAAATTCTTTGGCAATGCTTTCATATTTATTATTTATTGTATAAAGCCCCTCGACCTTTGTTTTCTTTAATAGACTTCTAGTCTGGAGACGTACTTCAAGATTAGCATTACAGAAATTTACCGCTTGTTCTGTTACGCTAAAGTTTTCATTTAAAACAGCTTTAGAATAAAACTTATAACTCTTAAGACAGTTCTTGCATTGAAGAAGATGTGCAAAAATCTTGTCTTTTTCTTTTATAGAAAGATTATCTTTGAAGAAGTCTTTAGCTAAGTTATAATTCTTTACGCATATACTTTTATCTTTTATTTCCTTATTTTCTTCATCCACAGTTTTATCCTCCTATAAACATTCTAGTTCGCTCTTTATATCTATCACTGTTAAATTTTGTCTGGTGAAATTTATCTTTATGCTTATAATAATTTGTCTTCTTTGCTAACTCCCAAGCTGCATCAAACGAGAAAGTATAGTACATAAGTTTTCTTATAAGCTTTGCATCGTGAGCAGATTGGTCAACGCAAGATGGCTCCATATCAATTATTTCAATCAAATTACTATCTTTATATCCACATTTTCTTAACGTGAACATATCTGTTACTGGACTCTCTTTTCGTATGCCAGCTGCAAACGCTTCAGAGTCACCTCTAATTTCAACACCTTGAAATGTATCTTTAACCATAGCCTTCTGAGAATATTGTTCGGCTTGCTTTTCGGCTTTTTGTTTTTGCACATGTTGATATAATTCTTGAATGAAATCATTGTGTTTGTCCACCTTTAAATTTGTATTATAAAAATCAAACGTTGTTGTAACTATATGTCTTTTATTTGTGTAGCATTCAAAAGATTTACAACCTTCCAAATCTTTAACAATAAATGTTCCGAGATTTAGAGTAGTTAAAATGTAAATATGTATTCCTGTACCAGAACTTGATACTTCCCATTCAGAGTAATCAAACTCTTCAAGAAATAACTTTGTTTGTTCTTCTATCTCTCCATCTTTAAAACAGTCATCCAAGTCTAAAACTATAAGACTTACAGTCGGAGTAAGTTTACCTAGTAACACAGATATACTACTACCAATCGCAACACACTTAGCCTGCTCCGCTTGCTTATAGTTAAATACGTCAGCATCATATATGCCTATCGTACGACTTGGCTCAGACAACTTGAATAATTTTTTATTTTTTGAGATTGTAAATATTTTAAATGGATATAAATACATAGGGGTATAACCTCTTTTATTTTATCTAACTTGACTTCGTTACGTTTTCAAAATACCAGAAAAGCTTATTCCGAAGAAGTAGTGTCAGAAGATAAATCTTTCTCCTTATCGGGCTAAGCTACTTTAGGAGGCTTAGAGTCAACCTTTGGCAGTTTAACAGTTATAACTACCTCAAACTTTTGTTCAGCATCATCAATAGCTTTAAGCTTTCTTATCTCTGAAAGAATACGTGCGGCTACTTCGTACTTCTTTTCCTTTTGTGCATCACGCAATAACTTATTATAAATTAACATAACCGTTTCACTATCATCTTCTACGCAAGTTATCTTTTCCATCTGGATGACTTCATCTTTAACCTTGTTAAAATCTGGATGACTTAGAATATCGTGATATACTTTATTAAGTTCGGTAGATGTGTATTTCTTTGTGGTTATTTTTATTAGTCTTTCAATAGGGTCTTCTCTATATAACTGGGCAAGAACAACCGCTTCAATCATCTCTCTAGTTATACTTAAGTCTTTCATTTTTTAGTTTCCTCCTTCTTTGGGTGGATTGTCTTTACAACCCTTCATAACAAGTAAAGCCCTCGTATCGAGATAAAATGTTAACGTATCATATATTGCAATACGTTCCGCATCCGTCATATTTCTATTATTCTGGAGATATAATTGCAACGCTTTTATTTGGGTATTACATTCTTTTAAACTAATCATATAACACCTGCCCATTTACGATTGGATATACTTGAGCATTTTTAAGCTTACCCTTCTCAAAAGTAACAATTCCTATTCCTTGTTCCCAGTCTGGGTCAATCATATATTCTGGGTCAAGAGAACATAAACATCCAGTTTCTAACCAAAGAAATCTACGTTTTGATTTACGTACGCTATATCTAGCTAATTTATGTACGTGTCCTGTTGCACCAGATAAATAGTGAGCTTCTAATTCTTTAATAGCGGATAGCCCCGATTTATTCCCCAACCTACTCCCGTGCTTAAACATAAAGGTATCGTTCACTAATAAACTGGCACAACCAATAACATCTGGTTCTTCAAGTTTTAATAAACTAAATACGTTTTCCATTAGTCCTGCCACCATTGGTGCATTATCTAATATGTACTTACGGAGTCTAGAGTTCCCTGTTATGGCAGCTTTCCCATCTATTCTAGTCACAAGAGTTCCTAATTCGGTAGTTAGGCAATAAACGTAATCATTATATTTGACTGGTTCGATTTTATTTTGATACTTAATCCAATCGTAGTTCTCGGTTATCATTGCTTTATAAGTTTTCTTCAAAGGATTAAAGCCGCTTCTTCCTTCGTCAATTCTGCAAGATAGATTATTTTTTACACAAACTTCTTGAATAATATCAAGGTTGTGTTTATTACTTGAGTAAAAATATATCCTATTTTCTTTTTTAGCTCCATCTGTCAAAACAATAGTATCTAATAAAACTTCAAGCTGTTTTCTTTTCAAATACGCAAAACAACTAGGAAATTGTTTTCGACCATCAAAAAAGAATTTGTTTATAATATTTCGTGCTGTTTGACCGTATATTCTTATGTAATAAGGTTGAAGTTTATTACATCCAGAAAGAGTTGCTTTTGCAAAAGTAAACGGTATATTCATAGCCGTTAAAAGACCTTTCAAACTTTCAATTTTTTCTGGAATGGATAATTTGAATTGTATTCTTGGTTTTTGAAATACAATACATCCGTCAGTACAAATCCAAGTCACGAGTTTAATCTCTTCGTCGGTTATATCAACACCTAGTTGATTAGATTTTGCACAAGGTTTTATTAGTTTGTGAAGGTTCTCTGTTTCAGCTTTAAATGCCATGACCTTCTTACCTCCTAATAATAACTCATGGTTAGGTGTTACAACTTGTTTTGTATTGCAAGTTTCCACGTTTAATAATTCTGTGCAAAAACCTTTATGGTAGTTTATTACTTTTGTTTCTTCTATCAATCCTGTTTTTATATTATAGCCTAGTACCTTTTTTATTTTTTTGTTCACTGCTTCAGCAATATTCACCCATCCCATACTAGTTAATATTTCAGTTCGTTTATCAAAGCATTCATGGTTTCCTATTGTATAATATATTTTACATTCTTTCCCAGCTTCTCTTCTTAAACATTTCAAGAAAGTTTTGCACATCTCTATCTCTTCTTCTGGGTTTTTCCCTGCTGGGTCTTTAGAGAATTTAGAAAGTTTATAGAAGTCAAGAAGGTCTCCGTTAAGAACAATTATATCTGGCTTTTTAAATCCCACTTCTCTAATGAAAGCTGTTACAGCAGACTTATCTTCATAAGGGAAATGAATATCAGATACGACCATTATCATACCGCTATCAAGCTTCAATGTTTCCTCTTTTAATGTGTTATCTCTTTTCATTTAACACCTTGCTTTCTTTTTTATTACGCTTAATTGTTTTCTTTGAGATACTTAATTCTTTTTCAATGTACTCAAATAACATTGCATCATATTCTTTACTATCTTTAGCTTTCTTCATTTATTTCTCCTTGCATTCTATTTCTAACTATTAGTCTGCATGCCTTACAAAATTCTTCAAATATTTCCTTACAATTATGTACTGAGTCGCATTCAACCACTTCACTATCACCCGTCTTGAAGGTTAGCATTATTGTAGAACCTTCGCTATTGACCAGTTCTGCACTTACAATTTCATTTATGTCAGCTATATATAATTTTGTAAATCTAAATGGATACCTCATTTATTGCTCCTTTGTTCTTTTGATGATATTTAAAATTTGTGTAGGTTGACAATATCTACAGCTTATATCGCTTTGCCTGTTTGGCGTAAACTCTTTACAGGCGTCACAAACCCTCTTTTCGGATGCCTCAATTTCCTCAACGGCTTTCTTATATTTATACATATCTTCAACGCTTTTTGCTGTACAAGTTTCACATATTCCAGTAGGTTGATTTACTTCTTGCCATTCTCTTAGTTTTCTGCATTCTTCTTCTTTCTGCTGTATATACTGTAATGTATTTTGTAATAATAGCTTCATTGAGTCTGCCTTGTACGCAACAAATTTAGAATTAAATTCATCTATGTTGGAAATAATCAATTCAATCATTGTCTTTATATCTTACTGCTTATCTGCCATTTATTCACCTCTCAAATATGTTATCAGTCTTTCTTCCCCGATTTCTTTGATTGCTGTATTTAAGAAATCTTTATCTAAACAGTAAACCGACCCTTGCTCTTTATTGCAAGCATTAAAAGTAATACATATTTTATCCAAGAGGAAGTTAAAATGAAGAGAATACTTATACTGGTTATCGTTAAACCAATCAATTTCCTGCCCTCTATTTAGGCGTTTAGCAATATTTTCTAATTGCCTACAAACCAAAATCTTTTCAATTTCTGTTTCAGCTTGTTCTCTGGTTTTAAAGCAGTTATCTTTCTTATAGTAAATTTTATCTGTTGGCGTATCAGCCCATTGTTCTTTGATTACTCTACAATACGTATCTATATAATAGAATATATCACCGTCTTCGGGTTTCCATCTCCCCTGCTCACATTCTTTCAACATGTTTTTCATATTTGCAAAATGTTCTTTTATTTTTTTCTAATTCATTTAGTATTTCTTGTTTATTCATTTGTTACTTCCTCCTACTCCATTTCTTGTATAAGGTTCTTTATTGAAGTCATTCGCTTGCGAATTAAAGACTTTATTTGTTGTATAAGGTTCTTTGCTGAAGTCAACTAACTTAATATCCCAGTTGTAAATTCCATCTTTATTCCAGAACCCACAATCGCAGAACTTTATATCCTTCAACTTGTTTATTATAAAATAACTTAGCCTAAAAATATAAACGCCTATAACGCTTAACCCAAAGAAAAAGATTAGTTGAGCTACTAATTCATTCATTGTACAAAAAATAAAGTAAACTACCATCAATGAAATTAAACCACTTGAGAAATTTTTAAATCGTTTCATCTCTATTATACATCCTCTCTAAATCCCATCTATTGCATTATTTTACCTCCGCAGCATCTTCATACTCTTGTTTATGTTTACAAAAGAAAACCGTCTCATATAATTCTATTATTTGTGCGTATTTGCAAGAATAACAAGGAGATAGATTAGTCTTCATAATATATCTCTTTTACTTTTTTACTCCAATATTTAAAAAGACCTGTAATATTATATAATGTGTCTTCATCATCATAATAATAATTTTCAATAAATTTACTATACAATGGAGAAATAAGAATTAAATTCTTCAAGCATTCATCAATACTTATTCCTTTATTTTTATAAACTCTTATTACGTTTTCAATTGTAATTCCTCCGAGTTTATTTAATTCAATAACAGCCTTTTTCTCGCCGATGCCATAAACGCCTTGAACATTATCTTCTTTATCGCCAGTTAAAAACTGAATAATTCGATACTGTTCCATTTCTTTTTCATCTTGCTCAACGATTTCTTCTGATAGATTTATCTTGCAATACGCCTTGCAATAATATCTAAGGTCTTTATCATCTGAAAACACTACTGGATTACGAGCTTTACTATAAAATTCATAATCCATCACGATTAAGTCGTCAGCTTCAACGTTAGCTTTAATGATTTTATCTTCATAATAGAGCTTAACAAATTCTCTAAACTCTCCAAGCAACGGGTCTTTCTTTCTGTTAGCTTTATAGGATGGATAGATGTCTTTCTTATAGGTATGACCAGATATATAATAGTTCATATCTGCATGTTTGCCTATTTTTGATTTTGCAGACTCAACCAATTCTTCAAGTAAAGCCAACATCTCATCAAAATCTGTTGAACCTTTACTTATAATTGCATAATAAGCCTTGCAAATATATCCATCGAAATCTAATAAAGCTACGTCATACATAATTTATATTTCCTCTTCTGCTGTTACAGTAAATACCGATAGCTCTTCTAACGATATCCCACTCTCATTACAATAACCCATCAACTCATCTAAACTATCAAAACAAAGAATATTACCATCTTCGTCTGTATGATAATCCAAATCCTCTGGTAACATAAATGTTATAACTTCTTTCTTTCTTTTCATAAAGCTATTTGTTATCTCCTTTAATTATATTATAACATATTGTAAAGCATTTTTCAATACCTTTATTAAGCTTTTGTTACATTCTCTTTAATATATTTTTCTGCTGCATATTTAACGCATTGATAAATATATTTCTTTGTTCTTACTGCTAGCTTACTATGAGGCTCGTTTGCTAAAGCGAGAAGTTCGTCCTCTGTAAAGTTTAACCCAAACTTAACTTGAACAAAAGTTACGTCCGCACCCTCTTTATTAGTACCACACATTGTTGGTTCTTGCTTCGTTAATTCTTTTTCTTCTTTCTTTTGTTGATTGCTTTTTTCTTCGTTTGTCATCTTTAATTATATCCTCCTTTAAATAAAGATAAGTTTTTATTTTATCAATTACTTTTCTTTCAAGTTGGGCAGCCCGTGTAGTAGAATACCCAAACATTTCTCCGCATTCTTTGAATGAATGAACTGGGATAAAGTATTCATCATATCTATACTGAAATAAAGATTTTTGAGTTGGTGTTATATAGTTTTCAACTATTGTTTTCATCTTAACTCTTAGAGCTTCAGAGTCAATACGTTCTTCCATTTCAGTTAAGTCCTTTGCTCCAGCTTTAGCTTCTATAAAATCTGGAATAGCTCCGAAGGTTACGCATCCTCTTTCTAAAGCTACTCTTCTTTTACTATATTTATTCATAGTTAAAGCGGCATAAGGGTAACTTAATCTGCTTAATCTCCAGTTCATATATGTAGCCATTTCTCTACTTAAAATCTTATAAGCATAAGTAGAAAACTTTATACCGATGCCTTCTTTAAATTTTATTCCACGTTCCATTAAGCGTAAAGTAAGATGATTAAAATTATCTTGGAAGTTATCTGGGTATCTATCGTATTTCATAATAATTTTTGCAAGCATTGCTTTATTATCTACGCACCATTGTCCGATTTCTTTTGAATTCATATTATTTAAATATCTCCTTATCTAATTCATCCTTATGCTCTTGCATATATAACTCTAGAATAGCTAGTGCATTCCAAGCCATATGTGCTAAGTGAGGTAATTTTGTTTCTTCATCTTTATCAATACCAGCATTGTATTTTAACAGATGTCTCACCATTGCATCTCGGTATCTTTTGATACCATTATCTACAAGTTGCCAGTTCTTTGGGTCGGGATATTTATGTGTACCATACTCGATACACGCACCAACTGCCATTAATGCTCGGCTAAACACATCTGTCAATGTACCAGCCATAGGCTTGCCATTATCATATTTCTTTCCTGTTCCATCGTCAGTTAGGTCGTAAGATTTACTTTCGGAGTCATTATCCCCTTGTAAAAAATCTAAAACTCCTTTTACAGTACTAATGTTTTGCCGAGCAAGTTCTTTAAACTCTTGCCTTGCCTCTGAATTACAAGGGTCTAAAAACATCTCCAAATTTTTTTTTCCAGCTATCAAAAAGGTAAACAAAACTTTATCACCAGTTCCTCCGTTAAAAGTAAACAGTGTTCCTCCACCCCAATGAAGATTAACTTTTAAAAACATATCTAAAAGAGTCCAGCAAGCTTTTTTGTTATATCTCTGAAAAGCTAATTCCTGCTGTTCGAGAGTGTTATAATAATCAATACCCATATTCTTCAATACCTCTTACTTTTTTACCTTGTCGCTCTATATCTTTAGCGTACTTCTCGGCTAGTTCCTTAGTTAGAAATAACTTAGAAGATATGACTCGTTTATCCCACTCATAGACCACATGATAATTTACGTGCCCACTAGGATTACTTGGTTTCATTTTAACATCCTTCCTTTTCACATCTTTGTTTTTTAATTTCTTCCGATATTTTAATAATGTCTTTGAGTCCATCAGTTTTTATTTGTTTAAGTTGTTTGTCTTTATAGGAAAAACAAACCGTAAAATATTCAATTTTAGGAATTATACGAACTTTAATATTAAATTCTCTCCATAAATAATTTAACTCTTGTACTAAGCTTAAACCTTCTCGTAAGTCTAACGATTTAATTAAGAAGATAGCCAGAACAATAGTCTTCGGTAAAGACTTAAACATAGTTCCTTCCTTCCAGTATTAAACATAACCTATTATCTAATCTATATTTATATGTGATATTTTTCTTATCTCCATATCTATTTTTGAAAAGTGTTGCGAGAATTTTCTTATCTCCGTTCTCATTCAGCTCCATCAAAGTTAATCCTACATCAGCATCTTCTTCAATAGACCCAGAGCCTTTCCCTCTAATCCTTGAACCATCGAAGCTATCTTTATTAGACCCGTACTTAGTGCCGTCGTTACTTTGCCTAGATGCTTGTGAACATATAATAAACTTTCTCCCTGTTCGTCTGGCGTAAGTTTGTAATTCTCTAGCTGCATTTGTTATCACCTCATATTCTGTTCCAACTCCTCTTACTCTCTGAATATAATCAACAACAATGTATTCAAACTCTGGGAAACAGTCAAACATTTTAATCATATCCCCAACTGTTGCTCCACCTGTTTCGCATATGTCTATATTCTTTAAGTAATCAAATTGGTCATCTTCTATTATACTATCCATTATATAGTTTGCTTCGTCTCTGCGAGATGAGTACATCTCCCTTAATTGTTTCATTCCTATCCCAGTTAAAGTTTTTAACTGCCGTTCCATAAGGAGTCCTGCACCCATTTCACAAGAACAAATTAAAACTTTTTTACCTTGTTTAGCTAAGTTTGTAGCAATAGTTAAACCCCAAAGGCTTTTCCCAACGTTTGGAGCTGCAATAATAAAAGTGACAGACCCATTCCTAATTGTTTCCACACAATCATCAAGGATTTCAATTCCATAAGTAGTATCACCTTGAGCTATACGTTCTTCAAAATCATCTCTGATTTCTTGGATGCCATCAAGGATTGGTATTGGTTTATATTGTCTTTTGTTTATATATTCTTCGTTATTATTCATCATAAATATCTAATATGTCTGTCATTATATCTTCATTAACTTCTTCTAATTTATCGTAAGTCTGTTGAAATTTTTCAAAAGTTTCATGTAGTACAACTAGTTTTGTTTCAAAAACATCTCGTCCGTACTCATCCTTTGCTGGATATATTTCCTCTCCGATTTCGGCTATAACTTCATCGAATGCCGTCAAACATTTATCTATTCTATCCCATATTTCTTGAAGACTACTCATCGTAATTAACCTCCTTTAGTTCTGGGAATTTCATTATTAACATCTTAACATCAAAAGCATTTTCCCTAATGTCTTTTGGTATCATTTTAATATATTCTTTTGCGGTATTAAAATCTTCTATCGTGTACGGGTTAAGAGGTATCTTAATCCTATCTTTACAAATAAAGCTTTTACATTTCTCGTAAACCCATCCATCTTCCTTAAGAAAATTTATATGTGTCTTTGAATTGTAATCCTTGAGCTTTGACCTATACTTAGCACTACTTTCTTGGTTTCTCTCTAAGTATTCAATGTAATCATACAATACGGCAAAAGCTCTTTTAATATAAGTATCTCCATAATCTGTACGAAGTGCCTTGTACTGATACTCGCAAAGTCTAATCTTCCCCTTTGGGTCAAGCTCTCCATCTCTATTATATAGCTTTGTTTTTCCTTTTCGGATATACCTTGCAGATAATTCTATATACAAATTCTTAGCTTGTAATGGAGTCAAGTTCATTACAAGGTCAATCAGTAAATCGTATATGTCTAATCCTCTATCTATTTTTCTTGCCATCTTTTATATCTCATTTATTATCACTATATAATTTATTATTATCATTACTGCCAACGTTGATAAAATTATTATTCCATCCATTTCTATGTTATTTCCTCAAATATGTTTATTAACATATCTACTCTGTGTTGGTATTTCTTATTAAAGTTTATTCTATAAGGTGCTGCTATGATAAAATAGTTTTCATTTATTTTTAAAGCCTGCCTTAATCTGTATTCAAGAGAAGTCGGAACGTAAACTCTTACAGTTGTTGTTCCTCCGAAGTATTCAGTAGCTGTGTAACAAGCGAGCTTTAATATCATAGCTTCAGAAACAAACTCATAATCTAAAAGTTTACCATAATAATAGTTTCTGGTAAGATATTTTAAATTACTATTAGGATTGTCACCTGTTACCTTATTCATCATTCTTTCTTCTTGCTTCTTTTTCCGTTAAACTTTTCTTTAATTTACTAGCTATAAATTTTCGTATGTTGTTCGGACATTGTTGTTTATTTTTTATAAGCATTCTATCTAATCGATATAAAGCTTTATCGGTTTCAACCTTACCAAACTCTTTAACTAATTCATTATAATCATTTTCCAATAACTCAAACTTAAAGAACACATTCCGTTTAGGTAAGCCTAATTCTTTTCTAGTTTCAGATAGCTGAAGAATAAATCTAGAAAGTAAAAGATTATTAGTTCTAATGAGTATTTTTATTTGTCTTAACTCTTCCTCTAATATATCTAGTTTTTGTTGTTGCTGTTCTTCCATTACCTTTATTCTTTCTTACTTTATTATAATTCTTTAATATTGCTTGTGCTATTTTAGAATAATTCATATCCTTAATCCTTTTCTTTAAGTCTGTTAATAACCATTGTTGAAGTCCATCCCCCAATATAGTCTTTAACATCATCTAACACATCCGAAAATTCGGCAGTAATTTCATCATAGGCTTTTCTAAACATTTCTGCTGATACTTTTTTAACATCTCCGTTAAATTGAGTTGCTGTTTTCTTATATGGATTAGCTGGCTTTTCTGTATTTTTGTATGCAGTTGCTACACTTTTCTTAGCTCCATCTTTACAATCCATACAAGTTACACGTTCTGGAAATTTTTCTGCGAAACTTTTCCACTTATCATCAAGTGTTACTTCTTTACCACATTTTGCACATTTTGTCTTAATTGCCATCGTCGTTATCTCCTTTTACTAATAACATCTTTCTAATACTTAAGCCTTCTTTTTGATAATAAACTTCTCTTATTTCGTAATAACATTTTCTTAACATTAAAGAGTAGAACTCTTTTTCTGAAATTGGTTTATTATCTCTGTAATATTCAGAAGACTCAAGCTCTCCATCAATATTGTTTGTTATCTCTGTTATTTTAATCATCTCGTTTACCTCTTTCTTTAAAAAAAAATAAAGCTGGTGTAGATAGCGTGAAAGGATATTCATGAAGTATGAGGTATGTTTACGAGGTTGGTTATTATGAACAAATGCAACCCACCAGCAAATTGCAAAACTTTATTATGTTAATTCTTCTATCAATACCATAATAGCTACACCAACGGCTACGCCTGCTATACCACTTGCCGTTATATAATATAAATTCAGCCACATAGGGTATATCTCCTTTTAATCTTTCATTTTAAAAATTAAACTCTAATAAAAATACTAGGTAAGCCCGTTTGAAAAGAGTAGTGCCGAAAGAAAGCCAACTTACAAAAGCTTTTCTATTCCCGATGAATACCCTGACTCTACTAGCTTTGGGTTGAACTTATTCATCTCATCTAGATTAACAAACATTGTTCCCGCTCCATCCTTCGGTTTCTTATCACTATCTATTACATCTAAGATTTTAACTTTATCATCTTCTAATTTAATTTGGTAGTAAATCATAACTTATTTATTCTTTCCTTTCTATAAACATTATACTATATTAAAATCTAAAATTCAACCCTTTTGTTACAATCCTTTACTTCTTATTGCTCTAAATAAAACTGCTGGACTTGGGCAAGGTTCATCTTCCAGTATCTCGCTACATATGTTAGCATACTGACTACATATTAAACCTTTACTATCTCCTTCGCTACCATCTCTTAAAAGGAAGTCAACTATTATATCTTTTCCATAAGGATAGAATAAATATTTCTCTAACTGTGTACTAAATAGATTACACGGATAAAAATAATATTTAGTATTCTTTGTTCGTTCCAGTCTTAAAAAATCCTTAAGTAAGTACCTTCTTACTCCCGATGGAATTCTTTTATTTCCTAATCTTTCTGGAGCACTGGTGCTTTCGTACAAAAATTGTCCATCAACAATCATAGCTACATGTGATGGAACAAGTTCTTCATCATATTCTTTTGTCTTTGCTTGGATAACTCTAGATATAAAACTAGAGCCAAAACAAAATAATAATCCCGTATCACCTTTACATATTAAAGCCTTCAACATATCAAGGCTTAATAGCTCGGGTTGAGGAGGTATTTTATTTCTTTTCTTTTTAGTCATTACTTGTTGCCTCTTTCTGTTCGCATTAAATTCTTTATTTCCTTTTATTCTATTTTAGTATAATTTTATAATATTACGAATATAAAAATAGCAAGAACACTATTATGTATAATAAAAATAAACTTAATCCAGATACAGTATTTGCATCTTTCATTATAATTCCTTTCTTTATAGCGACTCGTCTAAGAACTCCAAGTTTCTTATTAGCAACTTAGAAGCTAATTCTATATCAAAAATATCTATATTTTCTATTTCTGTATCACGATTTAATATTTGGTTTATTACATCAGTACTATTAAGTATAACTTCGTTTAAAAGATTAAGTAATGTTTCTTTCGTTGTTTTCATTTTACAGCTCCTTTTCAATTAAGTCTAGTAACTGTTGCGTTGTATTCTTTTTCTTATTTATATTTCTTATTTGAATTGCAACACTTCCCGCTGTCGGATTACTATCTGGAATGAATTCTTTGATAACTTTAGCTATCATGTTATTAGATAACTTTAAAGGCAATAATGTTTTAATGATATTCTGTTGCGTTAATTCTATTTCTTCTCCAGTAAACTTATCGAACATCTTACCCACAATTTTATCAAGTATTTCTTTTGTAACCTCATCATCCGCTATCGTCTTTCGTCTGGTAACTCCTGCCATATTCTTAATTCCTCCGTTGATTTACATATTCCGCTAAAGGATAACAAGGACAAGCCGTTGGAAATAAATCCCTATGATTAACCGACTTATAAACTTTTGGATACATTTTCTTAATCCACTTGTATATCTCCACGCAACTATTCAACTGCTCTTGCGTTGGTAATTCTTTACTAAAATCACCCTCTAAGCATACTCCTATTGAACAACTATTGTTACCCTTGCAATGACTGCCAACATATTGAATAGGTCTTCCTTGATATACTTTACCGTTTTTTCTAATGTAATAATGATAACCAATACCAGCCCAACCTTGCTTTAAATGTTGTTGATGTATTGATTGCACATCGCCATTACCTCCTCGATGGTGAAAGACTACCAATAAAACTTTATTAGGATTAAGTTTGTCCATGTGTTTGAATGTAAAGTTATTTTTTATTACTTCCATTTGTTTTTCTCCTTTACTTCATTGATAATTTCTAGAATATCATAAGCGCCTGTATTAGAAGCGAGTTTATCACTTTTGTCAAAATCGCTGTTATCTAGTACGTAATTTTCTATCTCATTAAGAACTTGTTCATACTTTTTAAGCTCTTGTTCTTTGCGTTTGAGTTGATTAAATACCACCCAAAATTGTGAAGCTAGGTGTTCATCACAAATATGCCTATCTCTTTCGGCGTTAGCCTCATAAGTTTTAGCACCAGTACATATATTCCCGTCATATAAAGAACAACCATTACATTCATTATAAATAACCCCGCCAATAATTATTTCTTTATCTATTCCTGTTGATAAACCTTGTTGCATTTTATCATACTCCCGAAGTTTATTGTATACTATTACCTTTGTTAGTTTTTAAAAATTTATCCACCTCTAAATCTAAGTTTGTTCTAAACATTTTATTTTTGGTTATTACTAATACACATCCCCATATATCCAATACACAATCTGTCCTTGATTCGACTTCGGTAGCTTTAATAACTAAAAACTCCCCATCGAGCAATTGTTCTTGAATAAACTGCTCCCATGTGGTTGCTTGCGGATAATTTTCTTTTTCATCGTAATTATCAAAGTAATCGCTAAACACTTTAATATCATTTACCGTTACTGCGATATAAATATTGTCTTCTAGTAAATCCTCATTAGCATACCCTGTTAACTGTCCTGCCTCAGTTAGGAACATTTCAAAAGATAATTTTTCAAATACTGCTTTTGTCAATTCTGTGTCTTTAACTTTAAAAGAATTAGTCACTAACGTGGTTTTTATAGAACTCATAATATTACCTCCTCTACAATTTGTATATCAATTGATTGATAATTATTATTACACTTGACAAAATTATTACTATAAATAAATCATCCATTTGTTTTACTTATCCTTATGTAATCTTTCTTTTCTTTCTTTATCAAATATATCTAAACGCTTTATTATTTCTGGGTCGTATAAGGATATTACACTATAAAATATCTCGCCTTCTTCCTCGCTGAATATATGTTGGTGAATTATTGCACCTTGATATTGAGATATAAAGGGTTCTTTCGGTTCTTTATTATTTACCACCCAATCAACCCCAGTAATAAAGCCCTCTTTATTTGTTATCGTTAATAAAATATATTGCATATTATTACACCTCACTCAATTAGTTACATCATAAAAAGAAAAAGGCTAGAACAGTCATAAGCTAATCTAGCCATCGACTATAAAAAAATGCAGTCAATCACTCTGCATTCGGAGTAAAGCTTTGTTAATAAGTTTTAATTAAATATAAATCTTTTTCTTTATTGAAAGCTACAATACTATCATCTACTTCGCTTTCAATTTCCCATTGCTCAAAGTCTTCTTTACTAATAGTTGCTAGATTATTTACGTAATCATTATCAACTATACTCATTATATCCAATTCGCAACCTTCAAAACATCCAAAGTCAATCAACTTTTCGTAGTAATCTCTATATAAATCGAGAATAGTTTCATCTTTTATCCAATATTCAACTCTATCTAAAAACATTTTTAATAACGTATCTTCATCAATTGTAACCGTAATCATAGTTTTATCCTCTTATATTTTGTACACGTTTTTATTAAGTTAATTATGTATATATCTAACTAAAGTAATCTATTATACCACCTATCATTATTGACCCCCAGAATAATATACTAAAAGCTAAATCTGGTAATTGAGCTAGCCAATCTAAAAAAGTGCAAATACCTAAACATATTATAATAAGAAAAAATAATTCTTTCATAACTTGTTATCCTTTCATTTATTATTTACTTTATTAAAATACCACACGTTTTTGAAGTAAGTTAATTATATAATAATTATATGATATTTAAATAAAATAAATATATAAAGATGTTTCTTTACTTTGTAAATAAAACCCTCCAGACCATTCTTTATCTTGTGTCCATTAGTTGCAATACTGCACGCCTTAAAGTGGAATTAGCTCACGCATAGCTTCTCAATTATTTTACATCGATGATTAACTATGTTCTCATTATGTCGATGGTTCTTATTTAATTATTTAAGTTATTTGTTTAATCTATACATTTATTATAACATATTTTATTTAGTTTGTCAAGTACTTAAATTATATTTTAATTACATTACTTAATAATGTTAGTGATGTTATGTTTATAGTGGACATGTAGCACACTCATTAAGTAGATGTAGTATATAATTATTATACTTATAACTATCTATGTTATTTTCAATGTACGCTAGTTAATTACTTAACTCTATATTCTTATTATAACATATGTTAACTTGTTTGTCAAGTGTTTAGTTACATATTGTTACAATCAAAATATTATATTATCAATGTACTTATGTAAGTTATTTGTTTAATTTATTTAACTTATATTATTATAATAACCTATTATAAATTAAAATACATTACCTAAAAGAATGAATTGTTTCTAATCCTTTAGAATTATTTTATATAGTATTAAAGTATTACTTGTTATATTGTTATAAATTCTTTTATAAATAAGATTATTATATAAGTGTCTTAGTTGTTATCTTATTATTATAACTAGGGGGTGATACGTCGATAACCCTCCTTCCATTCCGCCCTCTTTAATGGGGTTTATACACTGAAACACGAGAGGTGTATCTAGCAAATTAAGTTGAAAGGTTAGTTATACGAATAACATATAATCCGCTAGGATTACCTTATAATCCTATAGAATTAGTATATATATAATGCTAAAGAACTAGTTATTCTCATACTTCAGAATGATATAATCTATCAATCAAAGGATTGACGCCGAGCGGAACACATTCTTTCTTTCAGTTCTTACTTCTCTTTATTTATTCTTTATTTACTTTCTTATAAAAAACGTGTAAAACTCTTTCCAGTTATTATATCTCTTTATTTATTCTATCTTATATATTAACTACACAAAACGTGTATAACTCTTAAAAGAAAATAAATCATATATCTAAGATATTGTATATACTTAATAACGAATAAGCTTCAGCTTATGAGTACGAACTTTTATACTTAAATCATATAATTTATCAATAAAAGTGAGTAAACTGTTACTTATACTAATATAATAATAATACTTATATTATTAGTCATTTTGACACCGAAAAACAACCCTTTTCCATGTCATTTTGATATGGAAAGTGAAAACAACGTTATAGATAATCCTCTACTTCTATATTACTTAAGTCCTCGGCAATATCTTCTTTCTGTTTTTTCTTTTGCCAAGTAGTCATTCTTATATAACCTTCTCTAGCAGCTTTCTTTATTTCTTCTGAAGTTCTCTTTCCTTTTTCTGTATAGTTTGCTACAATAATACATTTTCTCTTACATCCATTTTTAAGAACCATCTTTGTAATGATTTCCTTTTTCTCCATATCCTCAAGCATCCTTCTTAAAGTGCTAAGACTTATTCCAAATAAAGCTGCAATATAATTCAATGTCCAAATCATTACACTCTGTCTTAAAATTAAATTATAGATATGTTGTTCCACAAAATCTAATTGAAAAGTATCTCCTATCCAATAAGGGCAAGGAGCCCAAAACTTTCCCATCCTACTATCATTTATTTCGTAATCCATTATCTATTTCTCTATTATATCTTCTTTAATAAAATGTGTATAAAACCAAGTGTTAGGTATAAGACTTATAAACATATCTCTCAACCAAACTTGCAGTAAAATCTCTTCTACCTTCCGAAGTTCATTTACTGCTAGTTGAATATAATCACCGTTAGGAAGACAAAGCATATCTGCTAATTCTTCAAAGGTAGAAAACTGTATCCAGCCTATTTCCTTACAGATAGTTTGTATTTCCTTCCTAACATTATTTAATTGAGTTTTAGTCAATTTCTGTTTAGAGATGTATTTATTCTTCTTTTTTGTTTCGCTTTTCATTTAATTGCACCTTTACAACTTCTAAATTTATATCATCTGCAACATCAAGAAATTCTTTATGAGGGACTTCTAATACACCTCTATACACTTCATATTTCTTTTCTAGGATAGAATATACTAATGAACTCATTAAGTCGCTTAAATAACCTAATCCTTCATAGTTGAATTTAAGACATCTTTCAGCTTGAGATTTAGATTTAAACAATTGAGTACATTCATTTAAATCATCAAATCTGCCAGTTCTTGTAACATAGTAATCAGTCGCCAAGTCTTTTAGTGCGTATAAAATCATATAATTCCTCTCTTTTTACCTTGTTTTCTTTTACCTTTGTTAGGATTTTATTCCATATAACAGTACATAATTCTTGAACTTTTTCTTTTGAGGGAGGAGCTGAAGTTATATACTTTAATCTCTCCGCTGCTGCTACTACCTCTGGAGAACTTCTTGGAAGGTTAAATCCACTATAACAGTGGTCTTCTCCAAACCCCTCAAACTCTTTGTCGTGATAACCTAGATTATTTGATATTTCTGGATGAGCTATTTGCAGTTCGGCTAACCTTCTAGCAATTTTATCATATTGCCAATCCTCTATTAGGTTTGTATTAAATTGGTAGTATAGGCAAGAATGAACTAATATCTGTTTTCTTCTTCTAAGCATTTCAGATTTAAGTTCGTCAATATTCTGTTCAAATAAATTTAATTGTTTGTTCATTCCTGTAATAAATCCTTTTTAAGAGGGGTTGGTAAAATCTAGGATAAATCTATAAGGGGTATATATAAACACGCCTTAAATCGCATTCTAGAAGTCTTAGAATTGATTATTCGTCTTCTTCATCCTCTAAATAATCTGCTCCAAATCCAACTTCAATTCCAGTACCTCCAGCCAATTCTTGACTTGCTTCAGCTTCCTCTGAATGTTCTTCAACAAATTGAGCTATGGTTTGATATTCTTCAGATGTCATAACTACATAATTTTTCTTTAGATAAAGACACCCAAAGATAACCAGAATAATAGTGTTTATTGTACAAAGTAAGGTTATTATACTAATCATTTTTCGATGCCTCCTTTTAAGACCTTTATAATATGAAAAGATAACGGTTCATTTAAAGCTGGAAGAACCGATAATAACTAGTTTTAAATTTATTGTTGTCCGATTAGGGCGGATTATTTCTCTATTGGTTTACTTAGTACTGCGTACATTTTACCAGCTTTTGATTTTTTGATTTCAATATTAATAAAGCCAGCTTCGTTTGGTTCGTTTTCTAGGAATTGTTCTACATTAACTCCCAATTTAATAATATCACCAAACTTTGTTTCTTGCACTTTTACTCTAACCCCTTTAGCGAAATCAATTTCTTGTTGTTTTTTCTCCATTTTTCCTCCTTGTATTGTTTATATTTTATTATGTAGCTGGTTCAGAACCTTTAGCATAAATAAATCTAAAGACTCTTTTTTCTGGGGCATTATAAACCGCTTTAATTTTCTGTCCTTTATGAACTAATACCCAAGTGCTTAAAGAGTCGGTGCCAGTAGCTGTTTTTGACGTAGTTGATAAAATCGGTTCGTCGTTATCAGTATATGAGGCTAAATAAGCATATTGTTCGGCGGCTGCTTGTTTCATTGTTAGCCTATAATATCCGTCTGCTGGTGCGACATAAGCTGTACCAGATGCTCCCAATTCTAAATCAATAAATTTATTAGATGGCATAGCCATATGACCCATATATTCATTGTTTTTAGGTGATTTAGTTACAACATCGTATTGATTAGTAACATCCCCTACTTTAAAACTTTTTGCCATCATTGTTACATCAACAGGGATATCATAACTAGTAAAACCATTTGTTGTTTGTCTGTCTGTCATCCTTGCAGTAACAGTATGATTATCCTTATCATATTTAATCAAAGGACTATATTTTTCAGTTGTATAACCTCCAAGCCCTAAATTATATGTAGCTGTATTAGTATTCCTTATATCATTTACTAAAGTAGTTTCTTCGTTTATTCCTAGTTTATTATCGCTATCTAATTTTACAGAACTACCAATTTTAACCCCACCTAAAGTCGTGTCAGTCGCAACGGGTATATCTCCACTTCCTCCAGCTAGTAAATCAGTTACAGTACCATCAGAGTTTTTGAATGTTAAAGAAGAAGGTTTAATAGATAATCCTTTAGTATAATCTAAGCTACTCGTACCTAGTTGAATACCTTCGGAGTTTTTAGTGTACATCCCAAAAGTCTTGTCAGTCCCGTTGGCACTAATAAAAGCGTTTCCGCTACCATTGCTTAAATCAATATGTGTTTCTCTTACTGGAGATATATTATTATTCCATTGATATATAACTATATCATTAGTGAATGTTTTCTCTCCAGAAATAGTTTGAGCTGTATCAGTTGTAACTGCGGTATCTGAAGTGCCTCCTTGGTATGGCAAACTATTATAAGCTGTAATACCATCGCCAATTTTTAATCTACCTGTATCAGTTTCAAAACAAGGTTCTCCAGCTGAAGGGGTCGGATTATTAGTTGACCAGTTAGCTGCCGTATCTCTTCTTAATTGTATTTTTGTCATCTAAACTTCCTCCTCGTTTGCTGTTTTGAATAAGTTATCTAATTGTTCTGAAGTAACTCCAAACTGTCCCGCTAGTTGGTCAAGTAATGGATTACCTCTATATACGTGGTTACAGAATTGTAACTCAATAGCTACTTGGGTATTTGTGTCCATCAATTCTTTTAACTTAGTCCATTCGATACCTAACTTCTGTGTACAAGCTAGAAGAAAATCTCTAGGAGTCATTCTAAGCATTGCAATTCTTTCTTTCTCTTTTTGCACAGCTACTTCAGAAGTAACAAACTCTCCTCCTATCATTTGATAATCTACGTCTGTTTCTTCAATAGTGATATTAGGCATCATAATTGTCCTTTTTTCAAGATTTTCTCTTGTTGTATCTGTTAGAACAATTAGTTCGCCTTGTTTTGCTATAAACATAAACAAAATCCTCCTTTGTTTGTTATGTAGTGTTCTATATATTATATCTCTATTATACCATAAAAAAGAGGGGATTTTAACCCCTCTTAAATAATCTTGTTTTATATAGATATACAGAACCACACTGTACCTAGAAGCCCATAGACCATCATCAGTATCATAATTTGTATTTCACTTAACTCTATCATACTGTTGTACTATCTCCTCCATCGATTACAGCTGGAGTAGCGTTCAACAAATCGTATTCATTTTGGTAATAGTCTTTAAATTTTACACCATTATCAATTGTTAACGTTCCTTGGTCTCCTGCACTTAAAACAATTTTACCATCACTCCCTATTGTTAATTTGTTAGCAATAGTTGTTAAGGTAAACGTATTCGAGGTCTCATCTGCTCCCATTGATAGAGCTTTAGTAGAGTTATTTACGTAAAAAGTTAAACTAGAAGATGATTGAAACGCTGATGCGGGGGTTATAGCTCCTGTTTGTCCGATAGTTAGCTGATTGATTTTTAAACTAGGGTATATATAACCATCAAAAGAAGAACCTAAATAAGTAAAGGTTTTTTGACCACTAATCTCCTGTTCTGTATCAGTAGTAACCATATTGGTTGGAGCACTTCCTCCTCCAACGGCACTAATCGTACCATCATCTGTGATAGTAATTGTAGTTCCATCTGGTTTAACCTTACCAGCGGTTGTGGTTGTCGCAATAGGTACATCACCTGTTCCACCTCCACCAGTTGAGTCAATACGAACTGTTCCATCAGTCAAGTCTGTTAAAGTGATATTAGAACCAGCTGTCAACTTAGTTTGTTTCATACTAAGCGATGTTTTCATCGTTGATATATCAGCTTCATTGGCTGTAACACGACCACTTAAGTCGTTTACTTCATTACCCAACTCATCTAAATTAGCGTGAAGTTTGCCGTTAATAACTTGGATAGTTTGATTATCTACATCTAATTCAGTAAGATATTTCTTATTTTCAGTAGTTTGAATATCATCTGACCGTAAACCATTTGCTTTAACTGATACTGCATTTATCTCTCCAGAACTTGATATAGACGTAGCGTTAAGGTAAGTTGCAGTAACTTGGTTAAGAGCTGCAACTCCATCAACTGTTAACACTCCACCAGTAATATTGACTTTTCCTACAAAAGTATTATCTCCAGTGAACCTGTTATCTCCATCTGCTGTCACATCGCCACTTCCAGTAGGAAGAGGAATAGTAGCATTGGTAGTTATAACACCATTTTTACTTTTTTGTACGGTTAAATCTGACCCATAAACCCCTACACTAGAAACGTATTCCATGTCTTGAAGTTTATCTATATCTCCAGAATTTGCCGTTACTATGTTTTGTAAGTCTTGTGTTTCAGTCTTTTTTGTGTAATTTTGAACAGCTTGTTCGGCTGTAATTACACTTGTTTCAGATGTGGGAGTTAATACAGTTTCATCTGGTTCAAGCTTAACAACACCTTTAGTTGTTTCAGTAGCTTCCTCAATATCACCATAATATTGATTTCCTGTCTCTCTATTAAGCCGAACATACGTTCCACCCATATCTTCTGGTACAAGTCCCTCTTTTAAGTTCGGAGTATCAAAAGATGTATCATCTGTTTCATTTTGAATATGAAGAACATACTCTTCTTTTGTATTTGTTTTTTCTGTGATAAGCGGACTAAACCCTGTATCACCTTTTTCACCTCTTTGACCACGTACGCCTTGTCTATTGAGGTAAAATTTGAAATCGACCATCTAAATCCTCCTCTATACTTGTACTACTCTTATTGCATTAAACTCGTTATTCTCATCACCTATAGTCAAACTATAAATAAGAGCTAACGAAGTTGCATCAAGTAAATCTAATTTGATTGGAAATTTACCTAATTCAAGTAAGTTTGTATCAGCTTTAGATATAACAAAGGTAAACCCTCCATTGTTCGGGTCATCTATTTGACCAAGTTCCTCTATATCCGTGTTCTGCGTTATAATCTTTTCAATTAGCACTTTTGCATCAGCTGTAGGTGACCCAAGAACTTGTAAACGAATAGCATAGTTATTTAAGTCAAGCGGGCTAAAATCACTTGCGTTATCGTTTATTTCTATTGAAGCCGTAAAAGGATTGTTTTGTCCTCTTATACAAGTTGCATCAATGTAAGGCATATATTTCTCCTTATCTTGCTATGGTATCCAAGAGGGGAGTTAACTCCTCTTTTAATATATTATACCATAAATCTAATTCATTTTTAATCCTTATACTTTGCTGTATAGGTATTCATTAACTTTCCCGTTAATGGGTTTGCAACGCCTTTTGGAATATATAAATATGTTGGAATGGTAAAGTATCGTAAGCTACTTCCTCCTCTATTTTGCATATAAGATATTTGATTACCAAACAATTTTACTTCTCCATCATATTGTCCATCAGTTGCCCAGCAGAAAGCTTCACCTCCAGTAAATCCATTATTAGATACAAAAGGTAAACCCCTACCTTGAATAGTTATACTTCTATTTGGACTTTCAGACATAACCTTATGGATTGTAGCAAGCTGTCTTGTATCTCTATTCCAGTTTAAGTCATATATCTTAACTAATCTACCTGCATCGGCATCTCCGTCAGTTATGATTGTAGTTTTAACATCGGTTAATTGCATTCCAAAGAAAGAATAAAATGGCTCTACATACGCACCACGTTTGTTAAACGTTCCATATATTCTTATCCCATTTGTATTAGCGAAGTCGAATTCGCACCACAAATTATTATTACTATCTCGAGATGTTTTAAAATTAGATAAACTTCCGCTTAATGTGCCCATAGAAAATGGTTCAATCCCGAAAGCATCAATTGCCCCAAACTTAACGTGTCCAGAAGAAGCGGATGGAAAATTCCAAACCCATTGCCATTGCTTTCCATATCCTTCTAATTTTGCTGAAGCTGTCCATCCTTTATAAACACCAGTCGTTCCAGATGGTATCATACTAGGAACCTGCCAAGCTACAGAACTATCTGAAGTTGCCCAGATATTTCCCCAAGATGTACTATTAGTAATTTTTGGAATGGTTACACTTTGTACTGAAGTCGTAGCCCCAGCTCCAAAGGAATATCTTTTATTATCTACATCGAAGTATAGAATATTCCCACTACCAGTCATATCTTGTTCATCAGCTCGATAAACTGTATTATCAGCAAATACGAAACCAGATGTAACTTTACAATGGTTAGCATCAATCTTGAATGGTTTACATCCAACCGAACATCCTTGATAAGTTTGAATAATACGTTTTAATCCACCTACAGACAAGGTATATCCACTAGCTCCAAGTTCTGCTGAACCTTTAGTATAATCAATATCTAGTACTTTAGCAGAAGCATTATAGGTATCTACCATATCATTGATATTACCCACAATTTCATCAAAAGCATTTTGCACATCAGATATTTTAACTAATCCTTTAAAATCTTTCATTCTGCTTTCTCCTTACTTGACATTGTATTTTACTTTAAATGCTAATGAAGCATTTCCTGTTAGCTTATCTCCAGCTTTCATGTAAACAATTACAAATCTTTTACAATTAAAAGCGTTCCAATAACCTAAAATAGTTGTATCATTTAACTTTATTTCAGCTGTATTATCAGTTCCTACAACTACAACACATTCGTAATCTGTTGCTGTATAAGGGAGAGAGATATTAGCACCTTTGCTTAAGCTAGAGTAGTTATTGTAATCTACAGATTGGATATATTCAGATATATTCTCTAAGCAAATATATCCATTGCTATCTATTCTAAAATCAAATAACTTAGCTCCTGTTTCAACTTTAGACTTACTTACAAATTTAATTTCTCGACCTGTAGTTAAGTTTGATATAGATTGCTCATAATAAGCTGAACCTTCTCTTAAGTTTGTCTGTCCAGAAGCACAAGTAATTCTCAAAGTTGTATTATTGAAAGTTAATACATCAACGTATAACACTCCTTCAACATATTCTAGTCTTTTAACTATAAATGGAGCATCTACAATTTGAAATACCTCATTTACTCTGCAAGGTGAACCAAGCTCAGCTGGAACTGGTACTTGATAATTTCTAGATATATATTCTTTATATATATCTTGAACAGAAAGAACGTTTTTAAGATTTAACTCAGCTTCGCTTTTTAACTTATTCAACTGTTTAAATGCAGCTGTAAGTTTTGAACCAAAGGCTAAATGGGAATTATTAAAAAAATCAAAACTCATTATCTAATTGTCCTTCCGTATTTGCATCTTGTAAAAGTAAATGAACCACTATGTCTTTCTGTATCTGACCAACCTACGGTATCACCGCCATCAGTCCAATTCTTAGGTTCACGGTTACCAGCATTATTCCCATCGACCGTTAAATTTCCAATATTTTGGAATTTCATTTGAGATAACGCTTGTAGAACATTACGCCCTACTAAATATCCAGACTCATTACATTTAATTGAACCGTTAGTGTAACATCCGACAAACATAGAGCCAGCAGGTGTAACAGATGAAGCACTTGCTGTTACATCACCATTTGATAGATTACAATAAATCCAAGGTTTGCTATCACTTGCCCCAGTTTCTTGATAATCAAGACGTTCAATAATCTTATTATCCTCTGTGTAGAAAACCATCTTTGTACATTTTGTACCATTGAAATCACAAGTAATTGGGTACTTTCTACAATTCATAATATTCATTAAAGAACGTAAATTAACAATACTATCTTCTTCTGAATTAAGTGTTACGTCTGGATAGACTATTGTACTTAAGTCTGGTAGGTTCACATCGAAGGCATCTAACTTAGTCATTTCAATTAACTTTTCTTCAATAGCATTAAAGTTTTCAATTAAAAGGTCTTTGTAAATTCTACCAACGATTTCCCCTGTGTCAGAGTCAATCCCTTGATTATCGTACCAGTCCAATCTTGGGAGTGTAAATCTATCTGTTTTATTAGCCATCTATTTAGTACCCCCTTTGTTTTCTTAGTAAATCGTATCTTTGACCTCTCAAAAGACTTCTACCTTTTCTAACAGATAAAGGTCTGTCTTCTTGAAGAGCAGGAATGTAAGGTTGACTATACAAGCCTAAGTATGAACCCATTACATCGGCAAGTTCACGTGGTTTGCGTGGGTCACCACCCATTATCATATTGTTAGTAGTTTCATCCTTATGAAAATCACCGAATAAACTTTGCCCGTATGGTTGATAGTACTTACGACCTAATACCGTACCGACTGACGGAAGAACATTCTTATTAGCTAAATTCAAGATACCGATTGTTTCTTTGGCAAAAGTTGAAGCTAATTCGTCTAATCTTCCACCTTGTTTTTCCCATCCGTGGTCTGTCCAAGTATATCTTTGAGCTCCATCATAGATATGAGTAAGTCTTCTGTTAGGGTTCTTTTCTGCTCGTTTAAGAGCTCGACCGTAAGCATCCTTACCTTGAGAAGCATTCCATAACCTAGCAAGTGTTACAGATGTAGTTGGGTCACGGAGTACGCTATCTTTTGGATTAGAAATCAATTTGAAGGTATTCATTTGGGGTATCCATTCAATAGTTGCTTCTTTTATTTGACCTGTTCTATCATCAAAGTAATATGACACACCTTGTTTGTCCGACTTAACGCCTAGATTTAATCTATTCTGCATCTCTTCATCAAGACCTATTTCAGCTAAGGTTTGATTTAAAGCCCAGTTAGCTAAAGCTGGGTATTTAGTTGTCATATGTACTGTGCTTGCTGCTGCTGTATCAACCCATCTCCAGAATGGATTTGACATAGCTAATGGTTCAATAATTTGTCGTGGAAAGAATGTTTTAGAGTTGTTTAATAATGAAGTAGCTTTAACATCTTTAATAATATCGGCTAATTTATCCGCTTCAGCCGCTTCAATATATTTTAATCTATCTTGAGGTAAAACCCCCATCTGGCGAAGTTTTCTATTTGCTGCTATTTCAGAGAAAGAGTTTTGTAGTTTTCTATCAAGAAATTCGGCTACTCCCCCAGTTGTGTATTTGTTAAATTGATTTAACTCTCTTAAAACTGGAGTTTTGATATTTCTTAATTGACTTGTTCTTCTATACGTTCCAAGTTCTTTAGAAAGTCTTCCACGCGTTGCAATAGCGTTTGCTATATCATCAAGTATATTTGTTCCAGATGCAAGTAATGAAGTTATACCACCACCAATTGCGTTAGCACCTAAATATGTACCAGATGCAAGCATTTGACCTTTGCCTAAGTTATAAAAGTCGTTTAAGATTTGATAACCGAATGGAGACCCAAAAGGTTTCAATTGTTGTTTTAATTCTCTAACAACGTGTTTATTGATAGGTATATCATCTACTTTTGTAGCTGTGTCGCTTGCATTGTCTAAAGCTTTAAGTATATCTCCAGACTGAAGAGCTTCTTTACTAACATATTTAGCTTCCTTAGCATCTTTCGCTAAGACGCTTTCTCCTGCTAGCATTCCTTCTTCAAGCTGTTTTGCTATATTGTTGCCAATATATTGCTTGCTTAATCTTTCAATATATTCATCTGGTTTTGATAAAGCCTTAGCTATATCTTCATAGGTTTGAGTACCAAACTCCCGTGTAGAAAACTTACCAGAGTAAATTCTCTTTGTATTGTCTAATCCAGATGCAGCTTTCAATGCTTTATCTATTTCTGCGGCTTCATCCATAGCGTGAGTAATAGGGAACAATCTTCCTTCATAAAACCCTTGTTTAGCATCAATGACTTGTTTAGCGAGTTTGTCCCCTTGTTCGGCTAGGTTTTTTAAACCTACGTTTCTATCAACTCCTTGAGGAATTGAGTCGTATAAAGCTGTAATTTCTTTTTCAGCTTGTCTGTAAGTTATATTTTTCTTTCTAGCTATGTTTTGTGCTACGGTTAAGTGTTCTGGGTCAACTGCTGTTTGAGGGCTGTGTTTTTGAGCAATAACATTGTAGTCATCAGAGAATTTTTTAAGTGCTTCTCTTTGAGCTACTGGAACACCTCCCCAGTCACCCGTTTCTTCAGCTCTTTTGATTAAATCATTAAGGTTCTTATTTTTGCCTAAGTCCTTTGCTTGTTCAATTATTTTATTAGTATCACGTGCAACTTCAGATGTTGTTGTATTGATTATATCTTCTGCTACTTGTCCAGCTGTTGCACCTTTAGCAGTTGAAAAACCTTTTCCAGTTTTACCAATTGCTCTGTTTACAGCTTTAACTCCAGTACTAATAGCGGGAGCGAAGTCAAGAGCAACATCTAATGGATTTTCAGCCATAGACTTAGCTGTATTCTTAAGTTGTTGACCTACAGCTTTAGTGCCTTTAACAAATCCCTTATTTTTATACACACTAGCTATTCTACCAGCTGTATCTGTATCAAGATTATAAGGTTGCCCTAATATATCTAATGTTTTATTAAACGTAGCATTAACTGGGTTTGTTTGAGCTACTCTACCTAAATACTGAGCATAATCCCCAAGAGTTGCATTTCCATCTTTAACCATCTTACGGAATACTTTCGCTTCTCGTTCTGTGTTTTTCCAGTTGCGTTTTTGGAAATCTATGAATTTCCTAGTTAGTTCTGGGACATGAGTAGCACCGTAAACCAATCCTGTAGATATATCCCCAGCATTTCTTACAGCATTGTAAGGTATAGCATACCAGAAGTTTGATTTCGTTGGGATAATTCTTCCTTCTGTATGCCAGCTAGGAGGAGGTGCTGGTTGTCTTGATGCTTGTAATTGCTCAAGAACCGCCCTTTGTTGCTCGGGGGATAAAGGGGCATTTGCCCCTGCCCCTGTATCCGTGCTTGAAGTGCCACCCGTTCCCGAAGGAACACCCCCTGCGGAAAGATTTCTATAAAATTCTTGACTCTCTGGAGTTAACCCTAGATTAACATATTGTGAAAAATCCATTTAATTATACTCCTTAATCATCTGTTCTAAATAAATCCATAAATTTAAACATCT